GACGAATGCTTAAACCTTTTGGTCTGGCAATTTTCCTCGACCATTTCTGGGAGTACGTGGGGATCCTCGTCTGGATCTTCCACGGGTTGAAGGTGAGGACGATGGGGAACGTTTTTCCTTACGTTCCTTAGCGGGCTTGGACCGCTCATCGTTGTCAATTGGGGCACGAACATGTAGATCATCATCGACTACAATGCTCGAATCAGGCTTAATAACAGCCGGTTTCTTTTCACAGAAAACCGGTGCTTCTAATAAGCCTGGCATATCAGCGTCTTTCAGCCATTCTGAAAAACTTGCCCTCCGGAAAGTGGGCAATTGTTCATAGAACAATTTGTCCATCCAACCAGATTCATTAGAATTTGGATACTGACGAGAAACGTCAGTGGTCACATGCCAAGTATTGCAAATGTTTTTGTAATCTCCCATGGGCATCAGTTCTAACACCCTACGTACAAATGGTCCTATAACTGGCGAATTACCGTCAGTAAGCCATAGTGCGTAGGATTTATCCTGAAGCTTCATCTCTGGAGTCACACCCAATTGCATATGAACAGTGACGTGAAATTTTGATAACGCTCTAACAAAATCACAGCAACTATTGCAGTCCCCAAACCACACCTGGTCACTGTATTGTCGAGACAAAAACTTCACTCCAAATTCACCTCTGCGGATCGGTTCAACTTCTAACAGTTGACCGACTTTCCCAGCTGTTTTGGAATACAATGTTACCGGAACATCAGCGGTGATTCCATCATCACCACCGTAGATACCTAGCCTGGAATAAGCCAGCGCAGGTTCTATGTATCCTCCACGACCATTGTTCATAGCTCTAAACGTCAGATAAGCCGTAAAAGCATTTGCAATGGTATTGAAAGCTGAGGTTTCAGGGGATCCGGACAACCGGCTAAGACCCGTTGAATAGGACACGCCTAGACGAGTTCGTCCTTTAAGTCCTCTCTGAGACCTCATGAGATCAAGCATCTTGCTATGGTACTCGGTAGGAAATGCCCTAAGCATCAATCGTTCCTCCAAATGTCTTAGCACTTGTGACACTCTTCCATCCATACGTGAAAAATCAGTGTTCACAACTAAATGCGCATTCTCACAAATTTCAGCTACACGTCTAGCAACAACATCCGGTGTTTTGCCAAACGCATACCAATCTTTGGTTTTCAACAAATCACCAACAGGATATAAAAACATCGAATAATCACGTTTATCAGCTCCACAAATGGTACTAATCATACGAGGATCATTAGGATTCGTGTAAGCTTCACGTTTCATAAACGAACTAACCTTCCTGTCGGGTTCCGTGAATTCCGCATCATCTAAAATTCTACGTTGTGTTGGTCTTGCTTGTCTGTTACGAATCTCTTCTTCATCAACAGGACAGACATTTCCTTCCACATCGTCAAGAAAGAAACCAATAAATTCTTCTATGGTTTTCTCTAGATGAGGCGTCAAAACAGTTTCGTTCTTCTGCTCAAGAATACGTTTCAGCACTGACCGACTGTCATTGCTTTTACTCATATCTGGGCAGAAAGCCCCATCGACCAATGGTTTCATAAATGAAATCATTGAAGGCTTTGCATCGGGTTCCCATTCATCATCCACATACTGGAAACTACGTACATGCGGATCGATGGTATTAACCATCGGGGGTCTACAATCTGATTCAATCATCTTATGATATTCGTAGAGGATTTCAGCTCCTTTCCAAGAATCTCCCATCTTAGATTTAACCATGGGCATTGAAAGCCCAACCTTACTAGTTCTAACCACACTTGAAATCTCATCATCAATGTCAGCTCCGGTTCTTGCGAATGAATACCCATTCGTAAGACCAGTGCACATCTCAAGACCTCTAGCGGTTTTAACAAGCATTCTGGTAAATCTCCCACGCGCAACCGTGAGACGAGATAGAGTGTTTCCTTCCAGAAA